TTTTCAACCTCAATAATATACACATCTTGGTCATAGCTAATACCAACAGTCAGTAGGCATTGATACTTTGAGCCAATCCATGCAAACTCTTGTAAATACATAATTACCTCCGTTGGCAAGCATAATACTCTTTGTTTGATAAGAACGTCAAACTTTATTTTAAAAAATAGCCGAAAATATTTCTATCAACGGCTATGTTATTGATTATTCTTCAAATTTTATTAACTGAAACAACTCATTGTTCCGCATTGTGATACCACCAATATTAGTATCGTAGACCCGATAATATCCTTTGTAGTGATAATATTCTATTGTTCCCACAGTTAAAGAACCAATGAAAACACCAATTGAGAATGAGATTAAACAAAATTTAAACATTAGTTCATACTCCCATACTTACCTGACACACAGTATGCTGAAAATAGCTCAGTTTTGTACTTAGATAGCTTGTAGTCGCTATAGGTGTGTACTAGTTCAAGTTTTGCATTATCACACGCTGTGGGTGATTCAAGTTGCATTGATACTGTGTTCATTTGTGAGAGCCAACTCACATAGATTGTGAAGATTAATGTGGTCATTGTCTTTAGTCCTCATCTCTTGCGTTTAACATTGCATCTGCTTGTTCATAAGCAATACGAGCGTAATCATGGGTGCCCCACCGTTCTCTTTCTGGGTAAGCGGCTAATAAACCTTGCATAGCATTTGCTGCAAAGTAATCGCGTAGTGTCATACCCTCTTGCACATATCCGTCCACAACAATAGGAAATGCGGCTGGTTCTCTTAAGTATTTACTCATTTTATTTCTCTCCATAAATTTTAGAATACTTTACATGACCATTCCAGTCCGCAGCTTCAATCAAAGATGGCATAAAGTATTTGTTTGGCTCGTCTTTTGTGGTCGGATAAAATATACCATTAACTTTCTCAAAATGTACAGACTTTTCGTATTCTGTACAATTATCAATAAAATCAATAATCGCATCTACATCGTAATTTTCATTAAATAATAAATGACAATCACCAATCCGATAACATATGTCTCGCAACTCACGAGTGACCATTGCTTCTTTGCAATCAAGTCCTGAGTAAAGCAGTATCTCAATAAACTCTAAATAATCACAGTCATTCATAATGATATCAGCAATACACATTAAATCACGCTGTAATTGCTTCTCACGAGCCAAGCGTAACTTTCTGATGATAGTGCCTGCTCGTTCAATTTCTATTAGATCAGAAGGTTCTTGTGGGTATAGAGCTGTTTGTAATTTGTCCATTAATCCTCCAAAAAATCAGAAATCTTATCGCTAAAAAACTCAATGAACATTCCTAATGCAATTAGGGTTTCAGAGGTTATTGATAAGCAGATGTAAAGCAATATCACGGGTATTTTTAATGCATTATTCATCTTCAGTCCAGTATTCTATTAATGCATCAAAATCTTCAAGTAATATCTGATTCACAGAATGCTCATATATGCCAAAATCAATTCGTTTGCCTGATATCATATAGAAACGAATCACTTTGTGCTTGATATCAAAGCTCATGTACTCGACATTTGAGTTATTTATAACAATAACTTCGTTATTTTGTAATCTAATGCTCGAATGGCTCATTTGTTTTTCTCCAGTACAATATCTGTTAACTCACCAATAATCGCAATCAGCTCATCAGTGTGATGGTCTGGTACGTTAGATTGCATAAAAACGTACATCTCTAAACCAGATAGCAACTTTAGGATACGGAGTGCTTGTTCTTTATTCATCTCTCAATCCTTTTAAATAATCATTTGCTCTTACATACAAGTCATAACTTTCTGACATATAATCTCGTGCATTCCAAGCATCTAAAACATCACTAAGCAGTTCAGCCAGTTCTTGAATAACGACATCTTGTTCATTGAGCTTAGTGACGGCATCAATGTAAATAGTTTCTTTAGTCATCCTCTTCCTCATACTTTTCTAAAACTTCATCAGCATCTTCGATTCTCGAATAACACAAATTGTAATCATCGTTGTAATAGGCATTACAAATACCTCTTAAAGCTGTAGCTAGTTCATTGCGCTGACCAATAAGTTTGCCTATTTCTTCTTCGTATAAATCGCTTACCATCTTATTGCTCCTATTCTTTTTAGTACCGCATGGACTTTATAAGGGCGTTCTTTTCTAAATATATGCGTCATAGTCATATCTCTAGTAAACATCGCGTATTTAAAACTGCGCCATTTTACATCGTAGCGATTGAATCCTCTTTGTCTTACTCTCATAAATCACCCACCCTTAAAAATAACAACCGCAGACGGAAAAGGTGCTGAGTTTTTAGAATCACCAAACTTTAAACGTCCTCGAATAAACTCAATTTCACCTTTCATAACATAATCATGCCAATACGCTGTGTCTGTTCTTGCAGGTATCAACATCACTACCTTTGCGCCTTTTAAAGATGATTCATATGCCTTTTTAATCCAGTGTTTTATTTGTCTGCCATAAGGAGGATTACACCAAACAGCACCAGTCCATTCTTGTTTTAAGCCATCTATTTCTGGTGTGAAATATTTTTTGCACTTAGCATTTTCTGGTAATGCACAAACATCTAAATCAAAGTTATGCACTGCATTATATTTATCAAAAAAATCCTGTGGTGTTGCCCATAAATCAGTTTCACTTGAAAAGTGTATATTACTCATAACCCCACCTCATCGATTATTTCCTCAAAAGAATTAAAAAAATCTTTTTTAGTTGTGACAAACATTTCACGAAGTTTATTTGAATTAAAATAAGCAATCCCTTCAGCCCAGCTATCACCACTTTTCACCCAACACGCAGTTTCAAGTAGGTAAACGTCACCAGTTTTTTTGTTCTTGTATTGAATGCTCATAGATCCACCTCACATTGAATTTTCTCACCAGTTCTTACTTTTATATCAGCATTAGCATACGCAGCAATAACAATAACTATTAATATTGATAATCCCCATCCGTTTAGATACTGTATATCTTCTTTAATCATTTTTAGTATCCTCTCTAACCACAGTTTGCACAAGTTCTTCTGATACAGTTTCCAGTATCTGACGGCATGATTTCACAATTTGAAAATACTGTGCCATGCCATCTAAGTGTGAAAAGTTATGGTCTAGGTTGCGCAGTAATGATATTGCTTTAATGATGTCACGGTTGGTTTCTTCAATTACACCCAGTCTATAGTCGCTCATAACTCCCCCTTCTCTAATTCAACCATTATGGTATCAATATCATCTTCCAGTTGCGCAATTGCACAATCAACTAAGCTCCACGCTTCATATGATACTAGACGGTTTGTTTCGTCAGAATCAATGCTATTACGCATTGATGCTAAATCACGAAGCAATTGTTCTTTAGTGACCATTAAAACCTCCCCTCTTTTTCAACATAAAACTTAATAAATTCGAGCATCTCATCGACACTTAGTTCATCATACTCACAGTGATTCTTTCTAGCTGTGAATTCTACGCCCTTGGGGGACATAGTAGCCACAAAGTTCACAGTTTTAAGCTCAGAGCAGTAATGCTTACCTGAGGTCATTCTGTACTCAAATGAGGTTAATAGCCATTTTCCATCATCTTGATGGTCTGTGAAGCAGTCTACCCATTTCCATGTTGTTTTTTCTTTATCAGTCATTTGCGCATCCATAAATTGTTATTGTCGCTCGGTAGCTTTTACCCATCCGTAAATTGCTATTCTTGCTGGGTAGCTTTTACTCCTGCTAAGAAAGCGACCTTCGCATTTTACATGTTCAACATGCTCAATAGTAAAACCGTTATTTTTTAATCTATCACATGTAGCTTCAATGGTTTGTTCTGTGTCATCACGCTGAAACGAATAAAACACATGGTCTTTAGCATCTGTTATCGCGCCACTAATGCCGTTGTGAATGTTTACAAGGTGATATTTAACCTTGTCTTCATCTGGTTTGTGTAGCCTATTGTAAAGCTCTTTAGCGTCGGTAATGTTCATATTTATCTCTCCAATTTTACTGAACGGTGCATTTAGGGTTAAACACACCGTGATTATTAAAATTATTACTGCTCGGGAAAAATACTGGTATCCCAGAAATCTTGAATATCTGACATCACAAGGTCAGGTACGGTATATTCTTTGCCATACTTGTCAATGTGTTCCACAATGTCCCAATATATTTTATATGGTA